GCGGATTAAGCTATTCTCAGAGTTGGACTCTTGGAAGCGGCGGCGGTGTCGGAGAGCTTTATCTTGCAAAACTTGAAAAACAGATGCTTGGTTATGGAAACAGGATAGGCTCACACAGCCCTCTTGAAGACATGACGGGAGGCACAGCATGAAAGGAACAACAGTTCAGTTAATTGTAAAAACTGTGACTTCTTATGATGAGTTTGGCTCACCGATAGAGGAAGAAGAGCTTGTCGAAGTCAAGGATGTACTTGTAGGACAGCCAACATCGGATGATATAACGTCAACTCTCAGTATGTACGGGAAAGTAATAGCTTATAAGCTCGGCATTCCCAAGGGAGATACACATAATTGGGTTGATACGGATGTAATCATTTGGGGCGAGCGGTACAGAACAATAGGATATCCCGAGACAGGCGAACAAGCCAACATCCCTCTGAGATGGGGAAAGAATATAAAGGTTGAAAGATATGGCTAAAAAAAATAGGTTCGTTTTAAACAGAAGCGGAGTAAAGCAGATGCTTAAATCCTCTGAAATAATGGGAGTATGCGAACAGTATGCATCCGATATAGCAGGAAGGCTCGGTGCAGGATATGAGGTATCAACTCATACGGGTAGAAACAGGGTCAATGCTTCTGTTGCGGCGGTAACTTATAAAGCCAAAAGAGAAGTCATGGAGAATAACTCAATATTAAAGGCGGTGGGGAAATGATAGAGACTATTTTAAGGGAATACTTGCAGACTGCATTAAATGTTCCCTGTTTAATGGAAGTCCCAAAGAACCCATCGGATAAGATGGTCATTCTTGAGAGGACAGGCGGCACAGATGGACACATCAAGACCGCAACCATAGCAATTCAATCTTATGGCAAGTCGTTATTAGAGGCGGCAAGCTTAAATGAAGATGTGAAAAGAGTGATGAAAGACTTTGCTGATCTAAACGAAGTATGCAAGGTCGAATTAAACTCAGATTACAACTTCACAGATACATCAACAAAGAGATATCGATATCAAGCGGTATTCGGTATCACACACTATTAATGGAGGTATAAGGCAATGTCAAACACGGAGTTTGTAACAGTTTCTAAGCCTAAGAAAGGCGGTGCGGTATATCGTGCACCTCTTGGAACGACTCTTCCGACAGATGCAACAACAGCTCTTGACCCTGCTTTCGCTTCACTCGGCTATATAAGTGAAGATGGACTCGTTAACTCAAACAGCCCGGAGAGTGATTCAATCAAGGCTTGGGGCGGTGATACGGTATTCACATATCAGACAGGCAAGGAGGACACATTCCAAGCAACATTTATCGAAGGACTTAATATCGAAGTCCTCAAAATGATATATGGAGCTGATAACGTTACCGGAGCACTTAACACAGGAATATCAATCAAGGCAAACGCTGACGAACAGGACGGAGCTTCTTATGTTATCGATATGATTCTGAGAGGTGGCATTCTGAAGAGAGTTGTAATCCCAGAAGCAAAAATCACCGAAATAGGCGATATAACCTATGCAGATGAGGAAGCACTCGGATATGAGACAACGCTCACAGCTACACCGGACGATGAAGGCAACACACACTATGACTATATAGTTAAGCCGTAATGACGGAGAATAGGAGTCAAAATGAAACGAGGAAAAACAAAAGAGGGCTTTGAGTTTGAAGTGAACGAAAAAGTCCTCAAGGATATGGAGTTTCTTGATATCCTTCATGATGTGGTATCGGGAGACGATGAAAAAGCGGTCAATGCATATCCGGAGCTTCTGAACAAGATTCTTGGAAAAGAGCAGAAGCAGAAACTTTATGACTTTATCAGAGACTCAGAGGGAATCGTACCAATCGAGGCGGTTTCTGAAGCAGTTAAGCAGATAATTGAACAGGTAAAAGAAATAAAAAACTGATTATTCTCTCAATCTATATAAACACGGATGAAGAAGCTCTCATCTGTGACTTAGCCGAGACCTATGGAATATATGACTATAAGGCTATGCCAATAGATCTGATAGCCATACTCTCGGCAGGATTGAGGGATGATTCAAGGATAAAGATGGAAATAAGTGGGCAGAAAGCCCCAACGAATACAATGTTGCTTGCTTCGATGACCGACAGCCTTAATTGGTTGGTTTGGTCGAAAACGAAGGGAGCAGACAAGGGAAAGAACAAGCCGAAGTCAATCCTTGAGAAACTGATCGGAAGCACAGAGCTGAAGGATGAAGTAATGGGCTTTGAAAACGGTTCAGAATTTGACAAGGCTTGGAAGAAATTAGGAGGCGGCTAATGGCTGATTTAGGCAAATATTATGTTCAGATAATCCCATCGGCTGATGGCATATCGGGAGGAATAGAAAAGGCTCTCGGTGGTGCTTCAATGGGACAGTCCGTTGGTACTTCCATAATGGGCGGTTTAAAGACAGCCATTGTTGCGGCAGGAATCGGCACAGTAATCAAGAAGAGCCTTGATGCCGGAGGAGCTTTACAGCAAAGTTTCGGAGGACTTGACACTATATATGGGGATGCCTCAGAAGCGGCTCAGAAATACGCTTATGAAGCACAGAAAGCAGGAATATCAGCGAATGCCTATGCAGAGCAGGCTGTTTCCTTTGGTGCTTCCTTAAAGCAGGCTTACGGCGGTGATACGGTAGCGGCAGTCGAGGCGGCGAATGTAGCAATCCTCGACATGGCTGATAACTCCGCTAAGATGGGAACAGATATCACATCTATTCAGAATGCATATCAAGGCTTTGCCAAGCAGAATTACACAATGCTCGATAACTTGAAGCTTGGTTACGGCGGAACAAAGAAGGAGATGGAAAGACTTCTTGAAGATGCTGAAAAACTGAGCGGTGTTCATTACGACATGAGCAATCTTGGTGACGTGTATCAAGCCATCCATGTCATACAGGAAGACTTGCACCTCACAGGTGTTGCGGCGGCAGAAGCAGAAGGCACATTCACAGGCTCAATGGCATCCATGAAGGCGGCAGGGCAGAATCTTCTTGCTAATCTTTCACTTGGAAAACCGATTCAGAACGAATTGAACATCCTTGTAACGTCATTTAGCACGTTCGTAACACAGAACCTCTTACCGATGATTCTGAACATCGTGCAGGCTCTTCCGGGGGCAATAATGACGTTGGTGACAACAGCAATCCCTCAGATTGTACAGACAGGAATGCAACTCATTCAGACTCTCTCACAGACCTTTGCACAGAATATCCCACAGATATTAGCACAGGCTCTTCCGATGCTTCTTCAGTTTTCTGAAGAGCTGAGAGCAAATGCAGGTCTTCTGATTGATGCGGCTATTGATCTGATATTACAGATTGCTCACGGACTCATGGAAGGCTTACCACAGCTCATAACGTATGTGCCGCAGATAATAACCAATATAGCAGGAATAATCAATGATAACTTCCCTAAGATAATAGCAATGGGTATTCAGCTTGTTATCGAGCTTGGAAAAGGTATCATCAACGCTATACCTTCAATCATATCCAATATGGGAAACATCGTGCAGGCTATCATATCAGTTATCACGGCTATAAATTGGTTGAATGTCGGAATGTCTATTCTGAAGGGCATTGTAAGCGGTATAAAGAGCCTTGCGACAACTCCGGTGCAGATTATTAAGAATATAATCTCGGCAATCAAGAATGCCTTTACATCGGGAAATTGGAGCGGTATAGGTTCAGCGATTCTCAACGGAATAAAGAACGGACTTCTCAGCGGTGTTAATGCTGTTGTAAACGTTGCTAAGAGTATAGCAGGAAAGATTCTTGGTGCGGCAAAGTCATTCCTTGGAATAGCGTCACCTTCAAGAGTATTTAGGGATGAAGTCGGAAAGATGGTTGACTTAGGACTTGCAGAAGGTATCGCGGGCAATATGAAGCCCGTATCCAATGCTATGGATGCCCTTGTTGAAACAACGAACGTGCCATTCAACAATGATTTTATCCTCAGAGCTAACACAGCAGCTATCAAGGCTACACCGGAGACATCCACAACGACAGCACAGAAGCAGAGCGATTCTGATAAGTACGGAGACATAATCATTCCGGTAAGCATCGGAGGAAGGCAGATTGACAGAATTGTTGTTGATGCTCAGAGATTGAGAGACTTTAGGACAGGGGGTAGATAAATGCTCGGTTTAGATTATATAGAG